TGGCAGAAGCAGGAATTGAACTTCTCGTCATACGAGGATAATTGGGTATAGTCGTATCTGTAGTTCTATCAACCTGTATCATACATGGCATTTGACTAAGACCATTATCCAAATTATAATGCCAACGAATAGATCCCGTATACCCTAAAAAACATGGGACAATCATATTATAATTAATGTACTGGCCATACGTACAAAATTTATTAGATACTGACTCAACTCCCATTGCATTATCTGGTCCTTGCGGATCATACCCTACAGCTGGTGGTTGTCGACGTTGAGTTAATCGCATCACTGCGAATTTATCAGCATCTGGTGCAGGAGTAGGAGCCACCCTAACTGTATCATAATAATTAGAACGTCGTAATAATAATCGTAGGGATGGAACTGGTTCTCCATAATTAACTGCATAACGATCAATTGGAGTAACAGACACTAATTCATCTTTTGACTGCATAGCGATGGTACTCATTTTCCCATAATCGCAAGGATCTGCAAACTCTAAATTTTCAGCACCACGCACAAATACTAATATTTGTACAGATGCTGTATCAATAGGTGCAGATAAATTAGTTAAACACCGAACTGTAATTGTACCATTATCCTGATCCATGACCGGAGAAGTATACACAGATGTACTCCAGTTATTGACACCTATTGTCAACAATTCGCGAGACCAATTACACGGCTGCATATAAGGCACTCTAAATTCAACTTCATCAGAAACCGCTAAATCTAAAATAGTTGTATATGTAACATTGGAATTGTCAGTAGCTGAAGAAATATCACCAATAGGATCCCAAGTAATACGCAATCTACCTTGATGGTATTTTGAACACACTACCTTAAAAGTGTATATAATATCTCCACGCCATGAATCAAACATTTGACCAACCATACACATAGGCGTCATTTGAATTGCATAAGTACCTGCAACATCAATAGTACCATTATCACATAAAGCTGGTGTTACGTGAGATGTAAAATACAATTGGCCAATTGAGTCCGCAGTATTCCATGTAGCAGAAGCTAAATAACTATCATGACTACAAAAATTGGTAATACTTAACTCGTCTCTACCATCCATACCATTTAAACGTGAATCCACACTCAATTCAGCTTTCGGATCTAAAGTAAATTTGGAACCTGGTTCACGCATATGAGCAGAAGCCAAATCGTGAAATAATACATTTTTAATTGGTTTAACATCATCAATCACAGGTGTGTTAGACCAACCAAATAATTTGGCAATATTGGCAATAGACGTAGCTCCAATTGTGGTAGCACGTGCATATTGACCAATATATGGAATTCTTTCAAAATAATGGGCATAACGAGCTAAATGAGTAGCAGGTGCACTAATAGAACCTACTTCCATTTCACTAGCTTGCATTGCTGCACTTAATGTCAATCCATTCAATGTTGGGTCCTCCATCCAAGCATAAACTTGAATCGTAACACCGTTAGCAACAGCCCCATTAGCACTCTGCAAAGGAGCAAATGTAGAAAAATCGAGGCGACCCAACTTTGCTACTTCAGCAGCCGATGTAATATTAACATAATTATCTGTAAAGATAAATGGTAATAACATCTCGCCACCAGAAGAGGTTTGTGGATATACCGAGATATGTGGGCGTTGCGAAAATGGGATCTTTGGAGACCCACAATTAGGGAACGAAGATGCAATAGCATATGACTGTACATAATTACGCATAGGCGTGTAATTAATTTTAAGACATCCATAATAAAACGGTGATGCATTTACAAGTACCTTAATTTTAAGATTACCCCGTAAAAATGCATAATTATTAATTTTATTCTTAACAGTACCAGTGTTCAGAAATAATGACCACGGATCTATTAATAAAGGTCCAATGGCAGATACTTCTGTCCAATATAATGTGTAAATTAATACAGGTCTTTTTAAAAAATCACCTAAAGGAGCATCATTTTTATCTGCCGCACCATTAGAGGAATCATTTACTTGTGCAAAATCCAACATTTCGCCAAGATTAGCATCGACGAAAGTCACATTTTGTTGTTGGGTTAAAATTTCAGGACCATTCAGGCCTATAGACATTGATTTAACTGCAATGTCACAGTTTTCTTGGTTAATTTCAGTAATACATTTAATCACCCGACCATTGGTATCATTATTGGAGGGGAGGTTCTGACTTGTATCTTCTTCAAGACATTGTAATTCGCATTTGAGACAATTAAAGTCATCTAAATTGTCCAAGGGTCGAGGATACAACGGGTTCTTTGGCTTTGGCGACGTGATTCCTACGCCGACTATAGTCTCGAAACTTTCATTCGAGCCTTGAAACGAGTTTCTCCACACGCAATTGTGTGAAGTACAGGTCCATTTCAATATTACACCTGTTTTTTCACTTGTCAACAATTCTCCACAACGCTCACAAGTATCGTTTACCCAACAATGAATACAATCAAGATCATTATCATCAAAACGACAGTGACCACACAAACGACATAAACGTCTATCTTCGTTATCACCAGCATATTTACAATGCACACGATGACAATAAGGACATTCATCTCTACATTGTACGACGCCATCAACTTTACTGTGATAACGCTGTATCAAATATTCATAATCATGAAGAGGTAATGTTTCAAAATAAGGTATTAGATCAAGCTCCACAATATATTGCTCTAACCTAAAAGTCCACTCATTAAATTTTTCCTTACCATGCAAGAAAAAACATTCGTGAGCTTCTCTTATTTTTTCAACTAGATGTTGGCACTCACTTAATGCAGCTCTAGTTCTTCGCAAATGTAAATTTTTAAGTATAGAACTTATATTAAGTGGACCAACCACTTTACCTATATCTCTATCATACACAAAATTACGTTGCAAAAATGTAACCTGGGATTGTGGGATATAAGGTACTGATTCAGCTCCCTTCTCAGCCATTGTATATACAATGCCTATAGAAGCTAATGCTGAACTAAGAGTAGTGTGATTAAACCAAGGGGCATCTAAGATGCCCATCACGTTATCATCACCATAAGTTACTAAACTAACATGATCCCTAAATAATCGTGTAATAGTTTTACAATCATCTAAAGTTTGAGGTTTTAAAGGGTGACAAATCATCCACCCAATTCTTACTAAAGTTGAATTCTGGATACAATTAGCTGGAGTAGTCATTGGCTGACCAGATGCATTTTTACCTCTAACACGCACTATTTCTCCGAAATAATCTACCATAAAAAATGACAAATCCATACTACAAACACGCATCATGTCCAGTTCCTCTTCACTAGCACCGTTCATAGCATATAAACTTATAATCATTTCAAAAGATTTTAGATATATTCTACAAGTAAAAGACATATCGAAACCCTTATAATCACCAGCAACAAGTTTTCTATCCTTAGATGATATGTGTTGCCACAAATCATCCCATTGAATAGAGGTTGCATCTATACCCACTGCACTCTCAAACACATCACCATACATACAAAATACACGTGTAAAAGACATAAACATCATACGCGTTACTATAGTTAATTCTATAGGACCACCCATAAACACTCGCGTCAAATTAGCAACTATCTTAGAAAATTTACGAGATTCACATTTCAATGCCGCAGTAAATAAAGTATTACCCATCTCACAATTTTTATATCTTTCGAGCAATTCGTCTACTCTAATATCAAGTGATGGAATAAGTTTAAAAGGTTTTGAAACGTCATCATCTTCAAAGATGACAACTGCCTTTTTACTAGTTTTCCAATAAGCACCAGCACTGGTGCTAAGTTCTAAACGGTCCATGAATCGACGGCCTATTGCTCCATTCAAAGCAGTATATTTATCCACCACCACTAACTCTTTAATAGCTTCAATTGGTAACAAGTTAACCCATTCCTCTAACATAACATCCATTGCCGCATCCACGAACATAGGCGGTATAATCTGGTGTTGTACTAGAGTTTGCATATGGTTTTTCTTAACTTCAAAACCTTTAAGAACAGCGGCTCCATGCTCTCGAGGAAAACCATCTGCTTCTAATAAAGGTGAAATACGTGTAATTGCTATATCTGAGCGAGGATCACTACGAAAACCACTCAGTGACCCATAAGATTCACAATAACCCTTATCTAAGAAATTGGTACCCGCATTCTTATGAGTTTCCACTACTGTACCTATCTTTGCATTATCAGGAATCGGAAACATAGAATTATTAACTACCATCTTAGGTTTAAACATGACAGTCCTTATAGCATCGGATGTTAAATCTATACCAAACGCACGATCTACATCTAAAGCAACATGTATTGCAACTAACATGGGCCCATCTTGAGTATCAATAAACCATTGACCACCACAATCACCTTCAATTGTTAAATGGTCTAAATGAGTAAACTGCCATATACCAGAAACAGAAACTCCCGCTAAACTCTTAATTTCAGGTCTAAATGATGCATGTTCACTAACGATTTTTCTAACTTCACCTAATTCAGATCTTATTAACAAAAACGCTGAGCCTACGTAAGATTGAATTATTGAAGTCGGTATCCATCCAGACAATGAACGCCTGGGTGTAATATCACACATACGAATAATGCATAACTCTTTAATAAACGTACAATCACGATGTGAAATTCCAGCATCAAAATTAGTCGATAATCCTTTCTTAGTTGAAGCAACTAATGACATAACAAACTCCTCAGCTTGTGGAAGTACATGCGTAGTAGTTATAATATATTGAGATCCGATTGCAATTGCACAACCGTGTCTGGCCTTCACCCTGCCGCAATCATCAGTAAAGTAAGACTTTACATGAAACATAGGTAATGATAAAATCCTACATTTCTGTTCATCACACATGCCCTTAACAGAAATAGATTGCGGGGGAACATCATAAATTGTGTATTTATATGTGGGTTTCTGCCATATAGAAACTTTTTCATTCCCATCTGCAAATCGTGAACCAACACCTCCCTGCATACAAACTTCGTTCAAATGATCATTCGAGTGCAGTGGTGTTTTCATGCCATGGCATTCCACATCATGAATTTCTATCTCTCTAGCAATATTCTTAACGCAACATGGTTTTAATTTTACTATTTTATCGTTTTCATCTTTAGTAGCAAAAATGCTATACGTTGAGAACAATGCCATTAGAATTGCAAATGTGGTTACGGATAAAATAATCATTAGTAAATCGTTACCTCCTAACAATTTGAAAGTATGGGTGCCAATTACTTTCATTTTCTCAGCTAATTGCGTTACCTGCACAGTAATAACAGATTCCACAGCAAAAACACCCATCCTAAACCAATATAATCGGTCATAGAAAAATCTATTACAACGCATAGACATGTCCATCAAGCGAATCCAGTTAAAAGCAATTATTATAAATGGTAAATATAAATAACTACCAAAAATGCATGCAAATGCTGAACACATTGAAAAAGCAATATTTTTTTGAAAACGTAACCACCATGCTACGCGCAAAACATCACTATCCATTGCACGATAAACTGGTACTTGTAAACTATTAATATAATTAGCAGTTTTCTTAAAGAGCCAGCCAACAGGAACCTCTTGTTCCTCTAATTGAGCAACTACATTTGGATCGTCAATGTAATCAATACAGATGCAGGGTGAATGCGCACACAAAACACAAGTATTATTTAAATACCCATCATCTTCACTATCACTAATTGATAGTTCAGAACTAATTGATTCATCTGAACTTTGCTTTATACACTTACACTCTGAATTTTCTAAGTAACATACATCACATGGTACTATATTAGCCATCCTTGATTGACACTTAAGCATTGATTCCTGAGTTAAAAAATGCGATTTTATTAAAGCCGTCCAAGTGACTAAAAAGTCTTTAATATCTGTGAATGTAGCAATTGTTTTAAGATCAAAGTTTTGTTCATTAACATTATTCATTTGTTTAACTGAATACGGAACTTTAACTTCAATATTCCAAAAATTAGAATAAGCTTCAGTAGGACGTAGCGGATCAACTCGTAACCCACCATCACCATCATCAAACTCTGGTTTAACTGTAACATTTAAAAATAATTTGATACGCCTAGCAAATGCATATGGACTAGAATAGAAATATTGAGCATTCAGTTTCTCCACATTAGTCGTTATGATAACCAAATCACACATAAAAGGCTGCTTACCTTTATCTTCCACAGCAGCTTGATCAGGAGTTTTAGCTATTGGATTAATATAGGATATAAGATTAACCAATGTCGGATCAACCCCTACTACTTTCCCAGCTAAATGACAAGCAACATCATCTAGTATAAAAGTAGTTTTATCCGACGTAAAACCGTCTTCAAAATTAGCATCAGGATCATGAACATGAATCTTCTCGAAGTTAACCTTTCTACCTCGCACTAAACTAAAATGTGAATGCAAAATTTGTGTAAAAGAAGATTTTCCCAACGAAGATTTACCACATATGGAAATACCATAAGGAGTAGCTTTAATTTGACTACCAAACACTTTAGCTTTGATAGTAGCAAAATGCGTTTGTAATTTCATCAAAGTACTGGATACTAAAAATTTTTCTTTGGCAGGACTACCAGCTGCACGCATAGTATCCTGTATTTCCTCACCTTTTGTAATTAAATCTTGACACTTGTCAATCCATTCATGTTTATCAACTGTTTGATCATATGCTTGCATCTTAACTGCATCTTGCATAACATCCTGGACATCATTACCCCATTGTTCATAAGTAGAAGAACTATGGAAAAATGATGTCCATTTTCGCGTCTTAAGAAATGTAGTAACTCGTTCAATTACAAACTTGGTACTAGAAACTATGACATCTATAAATGAGAAATGTTTAAATACATCGGATAATACATTATCTTTCATATTCTTCTCTAAATCCATTGTAAAAGCTTCCTTTCCATGAATAAACAGAGCGGAAACATACACAAACAATTTTTGTATACTTCTCCAAAATCTACTCTCCTTAAACTTTTGAAACATAGTTTTTTCAGACTCTGCAACCTCACAATCCTTAGCTTGAAAAGCTGGCATAGCTTGAGATAAAGATTCATCTCTCAAATTAAAAAAAACCAATAATTTCTCTCCAAGTTTAGTAATCATATCAGGTATATTACTCAACTTATCCTTTAAGAAAAATATAGAGGTAGCTATAATAGATGGTACACTCGTATTTTTCCAAATAGACAAGAAAAATAAACCTAAATCAACTAAAATTTGTTTTGCTTTATCAGTTACATCTGACATAAAAACAAAATTAGTAAAACTCTGCAACTGAGCAGAGTCATGTCGCTCGAGCATTTTAGCTCGAGCGCGGGCTTTGTAGAGTTCCCGAGACTCTTTACCTAATTTATTCTTCTTATTATTAATAAGGGAATGTTTCTTAAGTTTGTTACTTCGACGACACGAATCACAAATTTGTTTTTTGGGACCATCTAATGGTCCCGATTTGATGTATATACCACATTTTATACATCGAATAAATCTCAAACATATCTTACACTTATACTGAGAGGGTACAAGTGGTGCAGAACATGCGCAGTGGTAATGCGCATGAGTAATAGAACATAATTTTTTAGAACAAAACATAGGAACTTGAATAGGGGAGAAAAATTTCATTTTAAATTCGTATTATTATTAGTTGTATCTGTTTTGTAGGTTTTGGGAAAGGGCTTTTGGATTGCCTTAAACCTTCCATTACAACACTCGGACCAGGAATGTTGCTGTATTATGGAAATTAACCTGGACTTTTACCTGGTAGTACTATATAATATCATAAGTAATTTAGTCTTATACACACTTCAACCTTTCAGTTGAGTAGATGTACATATGATATTGGATGTTTAATACATAACAAACGCTAACTTTCATGTTAGTGAATGGCGCTTTTCAAATCTAGCTCATGAAACTAGCACACCAATCGGGTATTATTAAACAACTCAGAAACGTATTTAGATTCAACGCGTTAATCAAAAACATAGGCATCTATATTAATTTGTAATGTTAATATCCATTATTTTTTATACACATAGTAAATTAAGGGCGAACAACCATAAATGGAATACCACATGTGTTATTTATTTTTAAACTATCTACAAACAATCAATAGTTCTTCTCCACATTGAGGTATAAAATGAAAACATAAAAGGTGGTAGTTCTACTACCATTGGATTGCCATTACAAAAACGGCAATCGTATTATCGTTTAATTTAAAACTTACTCTAGTAAGAGTGCAGATTAATTGTGTCTACACACGGGAGTTGAGATGTTGTTTATAACTATTTATTACTAAGAATAACTTATCATATAAATTGAAAAATTTATATTATATTAATAGCTTTTATCAACAGGAACGTTATGGGGTGGCGTTCAATAGTAGAGGTTCTATTTCAAAATAAAACATATCACAAACAATACTGCTTACGCAAACAATATGTACATGATATATAAAATCTCCAATAGGAGGTTAGAAATCCATTAATCGAGATAATTAACAAGGCATAATGCTTACTCAAACATTATATCAAATTAACAAAAACGATCAATCATCAATAACGCTCAGAAATATTTTGAGTACTAAATCAAAATAAAGAGTCAAAAGACTCTAATCAATACTACAATGCTGAACAAACATTGTAGT